AATATTAGAGCGTGGGCGAGTTAAGTTCCGGCGAAGCTAAGGCTGCTGCGTAGCGTAGTGGTTTCTACCCTCCCAGGGGTACGCACCGCCGCGCGTGTCGCAAAATGATGCCGGGAAACGCCAGTTAGGCCATCTCCGACGATTTTAGGAGAGAGAATGTTAACTTTATCGGCGCACTCCGACGCGCCTTATACTGATAAAAGCGGGGGTAGTTTCGTAAAGTGCGAAATATGAGACACAACGTGATCACCAATATATTGGTGATCATTTACCTATCGGTACCTCATTTTTTTACCTGCAGATTTACCTAGTCAGCATTTACTGCGCAGTAAATGGTAAAACATATACGGTATTAGAAGAAATTAAGGATAGGAAGCAGTTTTATTTTCTTTTCTATCTTTGCCTCTCAAACGACGACGTTTTCGAGTACAGGATATAAAGTTTGTTGGTTTAGGGTTTAGGGTTGTTTTTTTTTTGATTGTTGTGGATTTCTTTGTTGAGTGGGTTTCTGTTTTTGTCCGCTGCGCTACCTTATTTTTTTGGATGGATGTCCTTCTCATGTCTTGCTGTGTATATGGTTTCCTTTTCTTCTTTTTTTTTCTCACGATGATCATCTGGATGATCACCGTTAATTCCTTCTTTATTTTCTGTTACTTTGATGGTTGTGTCACCATCAAATACGAATGAGATAAGATGTTTAAGGTCACAAGAGGAGCACGTGTAGATGAGGTTGTTGTGACCACCATTGAGTCCATCTATAAGATGGACTCAATGAAGACTCATGTGCACAGAGAGATGACGATACGTTACACAAACTCGAAGGGGCTGAGGTTCGTCATCAAGGTCGGGTTGCACGGAGATAAGTATGTGATGGTTAGAATTGACTTCTTCTCCACAAGAGCTCCGACTCTCATCAAGAGGAAGTTCACAATACCATACGGCCACGACGGGATAATACCCCCTTTCGACTTCAACGGGATAGAGCAAGAGATAGAGGGCATGATAGACCTGCTGTACAAGGACGCCACGTACGAGAGGTTCAAACAGGAGGAGATGGTTGAGATGATAGATCTTCTGATGATGCAAGAGGCGAACGTTGAGAACATTAATCTGGATGTTGCATAATCTTGCGAAACCAAAAAATTATGATGTTTCGACAATGTCAGTGTCTGAATGTAATACGACTATTAATGAATAAAGACCATATTTATAACTGAGTGTCTAATAACGGCCCAATTTTTAAAATTCGATTACTTGGGCCGAATATACGCGGACGGCCCAGTTACGAAGCTACTGATCCATTTAAAAAGAGAACCCATTTGACTCATTGACCGAGTGTGGGGCCCGCACAGGTCGGAAAAACATCGCTCGCCCACGGT